GTCCCCGGCGGCGATGAACGTCGCCAACTACGTCGGCGGCTACCTCCCCTCCACCGACCTGGCGCAGGAGGCGGCGAACCGGATGGCGCAGGCCGCGATCGCTGGGTATGCGGCCCCGGCCACGGTGGCCTACCAGACCCTCCAGCAACTGGGCGCGACCGACCAGGAGATCCGCGACCTCCAGGCGAAGGGCCTGGACATCGAGAACACGCGCCCGGCCGCGATCCAGCAGGCGCTGCTCCAGCTGCGCCAGCTTCAGCAGGGCGACGTGCAGAGCCAGATCGCGGCCAAGCAGCTGGCCGACCAGGAGAAGGCGCAGGCCCAGGCCTGGCAGCAGACGCTCTGGCAGCGCAAGCAGACGGTCGCCGCGGCGAAGGCTGCAACCGCACTGGCGAACGCGAAGAACAAGCGAGAGGCGGCTGCCTTCGCGCTCCAGGTGCAGGACTACTACCGCAAGGCGGGGATGACGAACGCGCAGATCCTGAAGACGCTCGGCGATTCGACCGGGACGATCTGGAAGTTCGGCCCCAAGGGGCAGCCGGTGGACACGGGCGCCCTGACTCCGGCAGGAGCCAAGCAGCAAGAGATCGATCGCCACAACAAGGCGATGGAGCGCAACGCCCGGGTGGCGAACAGGATCCGCCAGCAGAACGCGAACACGCAGCAGAACAAGGCGGCTGCGGCGGCGGACAAGACGAAGGGGACGGGGGGCCTGACCGCCAACCAGGTGACGATCCGCGAGAACACCTGGATGGGGACGATGTCGGCACTCGTGGACAAGGCGGTGGGGGCGCAGAAGTCCACCAACAAGATCACCGGAGCGGTCACGGTCAGGCCGCCGCACGTGCCGCCGAAGAAGGCGGATCTGGTCAGGAAGATCTACAACGCGGTCGGCCCGCAGCTGCTGAACAAGATCCCGCGCTGGACGGAGCCGTACCTGAAGAGCCTGATCTACGCCTACATCAGCACCCTCCCGAACGCCTGGTGGGATCCGAAGTCGTACACGCCCGTCAAGAAGAAGTAGCCCGTGCACGGCGACCGCGGCGGCACGACCAAGAAGCGGAAGGTCCCGCCGACCCCTAAGCCGACTGCGGCGCAGCAGGACGCCGCGATCTTCTCGGCCAAGATGACGCAGGTCAAGCCGTGGCAGGTCAGGCCACCGGCCCCCCCACCAAGGCCTCGGCGCCAAGTTGTCTCCCCGCAGCCGAAGCCCTCCTTCCGATCGGCGATCTCCCCTCCCCTGACCTCCTGGGGTGCTCGCTCACCAGCCACGATCCCCTTCCGGACGGGGACGATCCTCCCCACCACTCCCGACATCCCCTACCCGACCACCGCCCAGCGACAGCGCACGCGCACGCAGCAGCGCCGGGACGATCTCTACAAGGCGTCGCAGAAGTCGGTGATCAGTCAGCAGGCGCAGCAGAAGCTCGCCTCCAACATGTCGAACCAGGAGAAGGATCTCTACCAGCGGCTGCACCCGACCACGCTGGGACCACACCAGCGGATCATCCACGGGCGCCTGGTGCAGATGAGCGTCGCCACGCCGCCGCTCAAGTCGCTGGCGGAGACGGGCAGGGTGGGGGCGGGGATCAACCGGCTGATCTCCGGCATCCCCTCCTCGATCGGTGCGCTCGGGACGGCGGTCGGAGAGGACGTCTACGACCAGTACCGCAACGCCTATGACCTCGCGCACGGCAACCAGATCCCGGCCGACCGGCGGACATGGCATCTGCACACCGCCGACGTGCTGAAGGACATCGGCGTCGGGACGGCGCAGGGCCTGATGACCGACGTCGGGATCAACTCCCGCAAGGGCTGGGAGGCGCTCCTGCGCGGGGACATGACCACCTTCACGCACGAACAGCGGAAGGCGAAGCAGCGGGCGCAGCAAGCGCTGATCCAGGATCCGGTCGGCTGGACGGTCAACGTCGGCGCGGCGGTCGCGGCGCCGCTCCGGCTCGGTTCGATCTCCGCTTTGAGCAAGGACATCATGGAGGCGAACCCGGGGATGGGGATCGTCCGCGCGACGAGGTTGGCCCGGCACGAGAGCTACCGCCCCGGCTACCTCGCCGCACACGGGATCGAGGGCGGGATGGATCCGCGCACGCTGACCGCCGATGTGGAGGGCGGCGGGACGATCACAACGCCTGCTGCGAATCCGCTCGCCACGACGCCGCTCGGCAGAGCGGCGCAGAGGGTCTACGACGCGCACACGGCCAGGATCGACCCGAACACGCGGATCATCGGTCGCTGGTCGGAGCAGAACCGCGCGGTCAGGGCGATCGAGAAGCAGCAGACGGCGTCGGTGGAACGGGCGCAGCTGGCGGTGAACCAGATCGCGCAGGAGGTCGGCAAGTATGTACGTGGCACGCGCCGCGAGCGGCTCGCCGCGGTGATCGGACGCCGGACGGAAGCAGATCTGGGCAAGCAGAAGGCTCGCGCCGCAGGCCTTGTCTACGCACTCCAGGGGCCTGCCGGGGAGACGGCTCGCGCGACGCTGCGCGCGACGCGCGAGGACCTCCAGCAGATCCTGGACGAGGGCGGGAGGGAGATTCCGACCAAGGCCCGGATCAGGGTCGAGCGGCAGATGGGCGTGCTCGATCAGGAGCTTCAGAAGATGGGGCTGGGGATTGACGAGACGGCCCCGGGCTGGACGGAGATGCGGAACATGCTGCACGGCGCCGGGGCGTCCGCGGTGCAGGTCGAGAACCAGATGCAGCTGATGAAGCAGGCCGCCCGGGTCTGGGCGAAGGGGAAGCTGGGGCGCGACCCTTCCGATTTCCTGATGGCCCCGGACGGCGCGAACGTCGGCGCCTTCCTCAACTCGCTGCCGAAGGACGGGGTGGCGAACGTTCTCTTCCAGCAGCGAGCGGGGTGGAACACGAACCTCGTCCGGGCCTCGGCGAAACCGCCGGTTCAGCCGGGCGACATCCTCTACGACACCGACGGGGAGCCGTTGGTGGTGCTGGCGAAGAACGAGAACGGCGACGTCCAGGTGCAGCACTGGGAGCAGATGACCTCCAACCAGCCGGTCGTCCCCCAGGTCGTCCAGGACGCCACGGGGAGGGTGCAGGCGATCCCCCCCTACGGGAGGACGCGCACGATCCCGGCCGAGCAGGTCGGCCTGCTCCAGCATCAGTCGCTCCAGCCGGGGCAGCGGATCGCTCTCTCAGGCTCCGACTCCAACGCGCTCGGCGAGGTGGTGGCGGTCAACCCGGAGGCGCAGGTCGTGGACGTGAAGCTGGACAACGGCGGCACCACCTACTGGAACATCAATCAGATCGCGCAGCCTGCGGCCGACGCGCCCTTCTACCACCCTGCTGCGCAGGCGCTGGTGGAGAAGATGCCGAACCAGGCCACGCCCGACCAGATCATCGGGATCTTGAAGAACGCCCCCGGCGTGAAGAAGGACGCGCTGGAGATGTCCGGCCTGAACGACTGGCTGGAGGTGATGCAGTCGATCGAGACCGAGGGTGGTAAGCCGATCAAGCTCAGCAAGCAGGAGGTGCTGGACTGGATCGACAACCGCTCTCCCTTCAACATCAACGAGCTTCACCTCACCCGTGCGCGCTCACACGGGGCCGGTGGGGCGCGCTGGGGCTACGGCGGCTTCACCACCCGTCCCGACAGCCCCGATTACCACGAGATGGTGATCGTGCTGGGAGGCAAGAAGACCTTCCAGTACGGCACGCACTGGTCGGGGATCGACAACCCGATCGTCCACATCCGCTACATCATCGACCGGGAGACGAACACCCTCTACATCAACGAGATCCAGTCCGACTGGAACGCGCATGTGCGCGACCACGTCAAGTCGGGCGGGAAGCTCTTGCCGAAGGGCGTCACCACGGCCGAATGGGAGGGGAGGATCAGGGACGCCTACGCGAACGCGACGCAGGCGCGCAAGTACGCGCTCGACCGCTCGATGAAGCTGCTCGGGGCCGAAGACCAGAGCCTCGACTACGGCACTTTCGGCTATCAGGACGGCCCCGCCTCCACGCTGAAGCAGAAGCTGAACCTGGACGCGCGCGAGGCGGCGACGCGGATCGCCGACGCGAAGGTGGAAGAGCAGAGGCCGATGTCCTACTCCGACGAGCAGACTCTGCGACGGCAGGAGTACCAGCGCCAACTCGACCTGCTGCACGAGACGCCCGAGTGGAAGCAGCTGGAGAAGATCGTCCTGATCGAGGCGAAAGGACTGAATCGCGCCAACCGCTGGGTCAACGAGGCGCAGACGATGGAGCGCGCGGTCGCCTCCAATCCCTATCCGGGCACCCAGTGGATCCAGTTGGCGTTGAAGCGCGCGGTCGCACAGGCGGTGCATGAGGGCCTGGACAAGGTGGCCTGGGACGCGGGGATCGTGCACGCGGTGCGCTACCAGCACTACGACCCGCGTCCTTATGGCGAGGACTCCTACGACTCCTACGACTACGGCGACGACGTCATCGAGCCGGACTCCGACTCGTACACGCAGGCCTACAACGAGGTGGTGAGGAACTTCCAGCCGCCGCAGTGGCCGCAGGGGATCGGGCTGGAGACTCGCAGCCCGATCGACTCGGGGCTGATGGACAAGGCCTACAAGCTGGACGACGTGACGGGTGACTACGGGGAGCCGACGTTCGGGGAGGCTTTCGTCGCCGACCACGGGCCGCTGGAAGGCCAGTTGGTGGTGGTGACGGAGGTTAACCCCGCCGCGAACGAGGTGATCTTGCGCCCCTCCGGCGTCACCCAGATCCACTTCCAGGGCACGAGTGACGGCTACGACTCCTACTACGGGAGCATCGAGCGGACGATCACCCACCAGACGCATCCGATGGAGTCGCCGCAGCGACGCTACGACTCCTTTGACGGCAGGATCGACAAACCGGCCGACTCCGCCCTGGCGGAAACCGGGATCTCGGACCGGAACGACTTCCACTGGGACCTGAACAACGAGGCCGACCGCGCGATCAACTGGGAGTTGGACCAGGAGGCCTTCGACGAGGCTTACAACGAGTATCAGTCGCAACTGGAGGAACGCCAGCGCCAGAACGAGGAGATTCACCCGGACGAGATCAACCATGTGGACGCGAGCCACGAGACGGGCCTGGTCGGCCTCTACGACGAGATCGTCCCCAAGGAGGCGAAGGCCCTCTTCAAGAAGCACGGGGTCGAGGTCAGCGAGGGCACCAGGCGCGGCCAGTTCACGATCGAGGGCAGCGACTGGCGTTCGCAGGAGGGCGGGATCAAGGTGCACGAGTTCACGATCACGCCCCAGTTGAAGAAGGCTGCCCAGGAGGGGCAGGCGCTCTTCCAGCAGGCGGGCGGGGTGCCGGTCGGCGCGACCTGGACGATGGAGGACGGGCGCCGGGCGGTGGCGCTGCTCCAGAACGCGGACGTCTCGACCTTCCTGCACGAGATGATCGGGCACGGGGTGAACGAGCTTTCGCAGCGCTTCCCGCAGGAGTGGGCGGGAGTGGAGACGGCGATGAAGAAGCCGCTCGACCAGTGGACGACGGTCGAGCACGAGAAGTTCGCCAAGTGGGTGGAGCGCTACTTCCGCGAGGGGAAGGCTCCGACTCCGGAGACCGTGCCGCTGCTGGCGCAGCTGAAGACCTGGATGCGGCAGATCTACCAGTCGATCACCGAAATCTCCAAGCGGCCGATCCCGCAGGAGGCCCGCGATCTGCTCGACCGCTACTTGGGCAAGGAGGGAGAGGGGAGCGTCTTCAGCGCCGGGGAGCAGGCGATCCTCAAGGAGCACGGGGCGTTGCACGAGCGGCGGCAGCAGCTGATCAAGGCCGAGCAGGACAGGCTGGCCGCGCAGCCGGACGCCGCTCTGCTCGACCAGGCGCAGACGCTGATGGCGGACGGGACTCCGGCGGAGCAGAAGGCCGCCTACCAGGAGATCGCCAAGCGCCGCAGGGGCGCCGAGGGGGAGGGCCTGCCCTCCGAGAACCAGCGCCTGCTCCAGCGCCAGGTGAGGATGCTGGACGACGCGATCCGCGAGGCGTCCGATCCGAAGTCGGGCTTCGACAGCGCGCTGGCGGCGTTAGTGACGCTCTCCGAGCACGCCGACCAGCTGTTCAGGGACACGATCCTGGACATGGCTCCGGAGGACGCGAAGGCGGGGATCGAGGCGGCGCTGGAGAAGCGGCGGAACATCCTGGTCAACCGCTGGCGCGAGCAGGGCCTGCTCCCCTACGGCACGGGTGACGCGCTCGGCTACTTCCCGCACGCTTCGCTGTTCGAATCGCTCGGCGACCAGCTGAAAGGCCCGGTACGCCAGCCCGCAGGCTCGCGGAAGGTGGTCGGAGCGACCCAGGTGTCGAAGATCGCCGCCCGCAAGGGCGAGAACCTGCTTCGCCGCTACCAGTCGGGGCGCCTGAACCTCGACCCGAAGGTGCTCCTGAACACCGTCAACGCCCGTCTGCGCCTGCTCCAGACGCGCGAGGCGAGAGACGGCCTCTGGGCGGTCGGTAAGCCGGTGGCCTCGGAGAAGGACGTTCCGCAGGGCTGGTGGGTGATCAACCGGGAAGGCAAGCACGTCCCGGAGCGGCTGCGCCGCGCGCAGGAACTGTCACCGCAGCAGATGGACGAGATGGTGGCGGCGGGGGAGGACTTCGACTCCAACGTGGAGACGCGGCAGGGGATGGACAACTTCCTCACCGACTACGCCTCCTCTTTCGCCCGTCCGGCCGACCAGGTGCCGGAGGAGTGGTGGAAGGCCGGGGAGCTACGGGCAGTACCGCCGGAGATCGTGGACGGCCTGTTGCCGAAGCCGTTCCAGGGCAAGCCCGGCGGCGCTTTCGGCTCGGCGGTCGGGATCGCTAACTCGGGCGCCAGGGCGGCGACGATCCTCGGTTACCCCGCCGGGTACGTCCTCTCCAACGTCCCCGCCAACCTGCTCCTCCAGGGCCTCACCCATCCCTCGGCCCTGGTCAGGGACAACTTCCGCGCGCTGGCACTCAGGAAGCGCGACCCGAACCTCTACCACCAGCTGGCCCAGGTGGCGGGGGACATCATGGCCCAGGCGGGAATCCCGGACTTCTACCCGCGCCCGCAGGGAGGCATGGAGGGAGCGGAGCGGAGGATCGCCGGGACGACCAGGAGGGTCGCGCAGGCTTACGGCGAGGTTGCGGACACGCCTTTCCGCGTCGGCACGCTGATGGGCTACGCGCGCCGCTACGGGATCAAGAGCGACGAGGATCTGGCGAAGCTGGTCAAGGGCGAGGGGAACATGGGCGCGCTCCGCGACACGCTCGGGCAGAAGACGCGCGACGACCTGCTCGACTTCAACACCCTCTCCCAGCGCGAGAAGGAGACGGTGGCGCGCTTCTTCTTCCTCTGGCCGCTGGTCAGGGCGATGGTCAAGTGGCCGATCACCTTCGCGCGCGACCATCCGATCGCCCTGGCGGCGATCCAGCAGGCGGGCCAGCCCGATTTCGAGAAGAAGTACGGCTACGCGAGGCTCGGCACGACCGGGCATCGAGCGCTCCGCCACCTCTCGCTGGTGCCGACGGGAGGCGGGAAGGCGATCGACACCTCCTCGGAGAACCCGATGGGCGGACTCCAGACGGTGATGTCGCTGCTGAACGCGGCGCCGTCGCTTTCCCGCGGCGACCTGGGGATGCTGAGGGACGCGATCGCGGGGATGACGATCCCACAGGTCAACGAGCTTCTCCAGGGGCAGCCGACGATGCAGGGGCTGATCGAGGCGACGATCCCGGGCGCGAAGTACCTGACCTCCTCGCTCGGCAAGTCGCGCGGGTCGAAGATCTGGAAGCGGGAGGACTGGTGGAACTACATGCTCTCGCGCAACGTCCGCTTCGATCCGGAGCACGTGGATGCGGCGATGGTCCGCGCCCAGGCGGACAAGGAGCAGCGGCAGATCATGGGCACGACCGCGGCCCAGGAGAAGGCTGACGCGATCTACAAGGCGCTGCCGAAGATCCTGGCGGGGGCGGGAGTGACGAACCCGGACGACATCAAGGCCGTCTACAACGGCTTCGAAGCCTACGACTACGTCTCCTCGCGGATCCGCACGATGTCGAATCCCGAGCGGGTGAAGCTGGTCAACGACGCGATCCGCCAGTACTACCCGCAGTACGCGGGCGATTTGACTCCGGCCGACCAGATGACGCCGCAGCAGCAGCAGGACTACATCAACCGTGTGCGCGGCGTTCTCTACGACGTCCATCGCCGCGTGATCGTCTCCGGCCACGACCAGGGCCTGATTCCCTAGTGGCCGACCTCGCCAGCCAGCTGCGCAACTACCTGTCGAAGGCCGGTAGCCCGCTGGCCGCGCACGTCCCCGACCTGATCCGCGCCGGACGCCGCTACTCGGTCGATCCGCGCCTGATCGTGGCGATCGCCAACGCGGAGACGAGTCTGGGCAAGGCGGGCGCAGGCCCGGCGGTTCACAACGCCTGGGGGATCGGTCCCGGTCGGGCCTACTCCTCCTGGGCGCAGGGGATCAACGAGATGGCGAAGCTGCTCCGCACCGGCTACCTGAACGAGGGCCGCAACTCCTTCACCAGCCTGTATCCGAAGTACGTCTGGGGGAAGACGACGCGCAGCGGCGACCCGAACGCCGACTGGGTGAAGAACGCGAGCCAGACGTACTCCGACCTGGGCGGGAACCCGGGGAACGTCACCAAGGGCTGGAAGAACGCAGCCGCACCGACGAGCACCCGCGTCCCCTTCGCAGCGCCCGCGACCTCACCGCTGGGGACGATCAGGGCACGCCCCTCCTTCGACCCCCTTTCCCCCGACCTTCCTCTCACGGCCATCGGCAAGGTGGCGGCGGGAGGCTCGGCGGTGGACTCCTTCCGCTCGATGATGAAGGCGATCGACTTCGCGCAGTCGCTCGCAGGCCCGCTGGCGACGCAGAAGCAGACCCAGGTGGACGCGCGCGGGCACCCGGTGACGACGAGCGAGAAGGCGGCCGAGCCGAGCGGCAGCTGGGACGGGACCTACGGCCCGGCGACGAGCCTGGCGAAGATCGCCGAGCGCTACGGGCTGACGGCGACCTCGCAGAAGCGGGACACGAAGCTCTCCTCCTCCGGCCTGATCTCCGATCACTGGGTCGGGTCGAAGAACGCCTACGCCTACGACATGTCCGGCTCGACCGCGCAGATGGACGAGGCGGCAAAGGCGATCGCAGAGCGGCTGGGGATCGCCTACAACGGCAAGGGGCCGTTGGTGCTGTCGAAGTCGGCGAACGGCCTCCGCTACCAGATCCTGTACCGGACGACGATCGGCGGCAACCACTTCAACCACATTCACATCGGCGTGAAACATTTGTAGAAGGAGGCTTCGATGGTCGAGCAAGTCGGAGGGCACTTCGATGCTGGCTACACGATCAGGCACAACGTGGACGACGACCCGAACGTCTACGGGCAGGCACCGGACATCCAGACCGCCTGCGTCCTGGCGGCGGCGCTGTATGCGCGCACGGGCTACGACTTGCGGATAGCCGACGAGGCACAGGGAGCCTCGACCGTGGCCTGGGTCGGCCGTCAGACCGACTCGCCCGTTTAGGGAAGCGCGGGGCGGCCCTGCACGGACGGCCGCCCCGCCTCTTTCTCCCTTACGGGAGCAGCTTCACCGACTCGTCCTGGACCTGCTCGGCCGTCGCTACTGCGGCGTCGAGTTGTCTGGCGAGCCAGCGGCACTTCCTGCCGATTGTCGTGCTTCGGCCGTAGGCCTTCGACAGGAAGTCGAAGTGCGAGGCGGCCGCTCTCACGTGATCGGTGCGCTTCTCGTTGCCGTCGTGCAGCGTGACCAGCGCTTCTCCCGACACGCCCACGCTGGTGTGCAGGAGCACGTAGCCGTGGATCGCGCCGGAGCGCCCGTTGCCGGGCGGCACGAATCCGTAGCCGTACATGTCGAGGAACTCGCTCGTGTACGCGAGCCTCAGTGCGAGTGACACCATCTGCGCGTCCACTTTGAGCGCGTTGGCGATGTCCCATCGCGTCAGGTACAGCACGCCGCCGTTCGCCTGCGCCGCCTTCGCCATCGACTGCACGATGGACACGAGGCTCGGCCGGTGCAGTGCGTTGAACCTGGTCATCTACTTCACCTCCTCCTCCGCGAGAAGACGCGCGAGCGCGTCGTCCAGCGACCCCTCCAACACCTCCCCCAGCGCGAGGTTGATGTTCGTCTGGAAGGACACGAGTAGCTCGCGGGCGTACTCGCGCCACTCTTCGTCCTGGACGAGAGCGAAGAGATCCTGGTAGCCCTGGCAGATCGAGCGAATCTGGGCGCGACCGCGGCCGAGCGAGGCGACGAACGCGCTTACGGCCTGGTCGGGATTCTCCTTCAGCCGCGCCGCGTCCTTCGCCGCCACCTTGCGCTTGACGTCTTTGAACTTCGGCTTCGGCCGGTCGGCGTACACCGTTCGCTTCACGGTCTCGTCCGCGACGGCCTTCTCGATCCGCTCGACGGCCGCGTCTGGGAGGCCCTGAACCGCCTCGATGATCTGAGTCGCCGTGACTCTGTCCGGACGGATGCCTCGCTTCGTCCTGACGGTGCCGAGCAATACGAGAGCTTTCTCGGCATCCGACTTGCACGCCTTCTTCGCTTCGATCACGCGCTCAAAGGGGTGCTTCCTGAACTCCGGCGCCAGGCGCCGGTTTTCGGGATCGTCCAGCCAGCGGCCGACGCCGAAGAACTGCTCGATCCGCGTCGGCCTGTAGCTCGGGTAGCCATTGTCGGCCAGGTACTTCGCCGCACGCTCGTGTTCGCCATGCCGAGCGGTTCCCCGTTGGGTCACGGCGATCTCGTCCAGCAGTGCGTCGATAATCGGCCACCGACTCCGCTCGGCTGACTCCACGGCTGCGAGTGTTCTCGGGTACTCCTTCATGCTCTAGCCTCCTTCTGCCGGGGCGCTGTTTCCGAACGGCGGCGGCGGTGCCCCGGCGTTACACCGCGCTCTGCACTATGACAGACGTTCGGCAGCCTCCGCAACGTCTCGCTGGAAGGCCTCTCGACCCTGCGCGAGCCAGGCGAGCGTAATCGAGAGCACGTGGTAGCGCTTCAGGCGCGAAGACTCGTCTTCGAAGCCGAGGATCCCGGCGATGTCGTCCACCCACTCGTCCAGGATCTCCGCCCCGACCTCCGCGTCGTCGGGGACGGTGACCGTCCAGGTCTTCGACCGGCGCCGTGGCAGCGGCTCTCGCTTACGCTTCGGCTTGCCACACGTCGGGCAGGTCTCTGTGTTCACGGCCGAGTGCGGAGCCTCCCGGCGTGCGGCGCCTGGGGGTTGGGAGGAGAGAAGGCCGACTCGTACCCAGGTCTCCTCGTCCACCCTCTTCTCCCACCAGAAGAGGCCGGAGGAAAGGACGATCCGCGCCCGGTAGCCGCCGATCTCTCCCGTGACCTGGTTGTGGTGGACGAGGCAGAGGCCGACCTTGTTGCCGACGATCGTCCCGTCCGGCAACTCCACCCACTCGTAGGGCTGGCCGCGCAAGTAGGAGCGTGCCCAGAGGTGGTGTCCGTGAACCGACTTCAGCGCGCAGGACGGCTCGGCGCAGATCTCGTTCACCTCGTAAGACTTGCCCGGAGATCCCCTGACTCCTGTTGCGGGGAGAAGCGTCACGCGGAGGGGGCCGGGCAGCGGACGTAATCGCCCAGGCCGCTACCTGCCGAATGTCTGCCCGGAGCTACCGGGCTGGTCGGGCCGGACGGCCCCCTCGTGGGCAACCGGCCGCGCGCGTACTCACCGGCCCCAGTCATTCGCGCTTCAGCATCAGCACGTTCCAGCGCCACATGCTCAGACGCATGAACTCCGGCGCGAAGGTCAGGTCGCGCCCGTCATCGAGCAGCACCGTCACCTTCGGCGGCTGCGTCGTGGTCGCGCCCGCTGCGGTCTGGATCAACTCGCCCATCGGCTTGGTGATGTGCAGCACCATTCCCGCCCAGGTCTCCTCCCCGACCATCACCTCCACCCTGTCGCCGGGGCGCAGTTCGAAGCCGTGGACATCGACCACGGTCTCCGTCATTTCGATCAGTTCAGCCACGTTCGTGCTTCCAGGCCGGGCAGTCCTTGCGGAAGCCGCAGTAGTCGCAGGCCGGGCCGCCGCGGTAGTCGTGGACGAGGCCGGAGAGCGGCCAGGTCCCGTCCGGGCCGTAGCGGTCGTAGTAGCGCTCGATGTCGATCGCGTGCGCGCGGATCACGTTCTCGATCGCCTCCCTCTGGAGGATTCCTGTCGTCACCATCATCTGCTCGTGCTCCAGCGGCGTGGCGATCGAAGGCACCTTCGCGCGGGACGCACTGTGGAAGTGCGTCGGCTTGGAGTTGTAGAGGGTGTAGATGGATCCCTGGAGCCGCCAGTTGGCGTCCGGCTTCTTCTGCACGCTCTTGCCGGTCTTCAGATCGACGTTGTCCATCTCCTCTTCGAAGTCGATGTAGCCGACGATCGGCACGGGCACGCCGGGGATGGTGAATTCGAACCTCTCCTCCACCCTGATCGGCTGCACGCGCGGGGAGACGATCGAGTGGTAGGCGCCGGTCACGCGGGCGCCGTCGGAGCGGACGGTGTCGGGCTTGTTGTCCCAGCGGATCTCGTCCAGGCCGCCGTCCTCTTCGACCGCTTCCGGCCAGGCTGCGTCGTTGAAGTACTCGACCACCTCGGTCACCGGCAGATCCTCGTGCGACTCGATCTTCTGCGTGTGCGTGAAGGCGAGTGCGGCGTGGACGGCGGATCCCATCACCAGCGCCTCGCCCGGGCGTTCCTTCATGTCCAGGATGTAGCGCCGCCGCCAGGCTTCCGGGCAGATCCTGAGCAGGCGAAGCCCGGAAGCCGAGAGGTGCTTCAGCACGCCGTCCAGCCACACGTCCGGCCGCTCGTAGACCGGCGGAGCGACCGGTGGCGCGTAGCGCCTACTCGACGTACTGGTCGTACTGGCCTTCCTGCGGGCCGGGGTCTGCCGACACCCAGTCCGGCTCGCCATTCTGAGCCACCGGCTGCTGTTGCACGACCGGCTGCGAGGGCTGACTGAAGGGCCTGACCGAGAAGGGGAGCGGGCCGTACATGTAGTAGGTCATCCAGGCCTCGGCCGCCGAGACCAGGCCCGGCATGTCGCGCTCACCCTCCGGGATCACGCCCGCCACCAGCATCGCGCCGACGACCTTGCTGGCGCACTGGCGGTTGATGTTCAGGTCCTTCTCCATCCCCATCAGCGACGGCTGCACCGGAGGGGCCTGGGGCTGCTGGGGAGCCTGCTGGGGCTGCTGCTGGAACTGCTGGGGCTGAGGCTGATACTGCACCGGCTGTTGCTGCGCGTGCCCGGGGGCGACGGCCTCCAGGCGCCGGTTGACGAACGGCTTGCCGGTGCGCTGGTTGATCGTGTCCGCTTCGGACTCGGTGTACTCGGCCTGCACCGGCTGGCCGAGTAGCGCCATCATCTGCTGGATCAGCTGAGGTAGCGAAGTGTCCAGCTTGATCGGGTACTGGCGGCCCGGCTCCATCACGTGGAAGCGCATCCAACCGCCCTGCCTCGGCTCGACCGAGTGCAGCGTTCCGTTGGCCTGCTTGCGAACAGGCCCGGTCTGTGGAAACACGATGTTCCTCCTTGTCTCCTGGGGTAACGAAGTGATACTACCGCTTCCGTCGGACGACACGCCTGCGCCAGTGAGCCACCTCCCACGCGGGGGCGGAATCAGGCAACCTCGGCGCTTCCCTCGGAAGGACGTAGGCCTTGAGGGGGAGCAGTTGAAGCAACGGTCGGCTAGGGCCGTCTTCGTTGTAGGGACTGTCAGGTACTGCGAGGGGCCTCCGAAGGCCATCTCGGTGCATCTCGGTGCCTCCTTTCCTAGAGACAGAGAGAGGGGTATCTGGTTTTCTTCCCTTTCTTGGGTATGTGGGGTGTCTGGTTCGGGTTACCCAGATCCCCTAGATCCCCCAGGAACCCCAGATTCCCCTGACGGAGAAGTGGGGGATCTGGCCTCTCGGTTTTCCCTCCCGGCCTCGGTCAGAGCGACCACCCAGCGGCTGACTTTCTCGCTTTCGGGCAGCCTCACGGGGATCGCTTGGATCAGCCCGCGGCCGTTTCTCCCGAGCTTTTCGGTGCGGATCTTCTGCACGGTCTTCGCGGCCAGGCCGGTCTGCTCGGCCACCATCGCGTCCAGGACACTCGACTCCAACTGCCCGCGCTCGTAGAGGAGGTCGAGGATCAACTCCTCGGCCTCGCCGCTACGGCTCATGGCTCGATCGGGCTTCTGCGAGACCAACTCGTCCGGATCCTCGTTCGAAGTGCCGACCACCACCATGTGTGAGATCTCCTCCCCTCCCCAGACTGGGGTGACTCCCTCCATGCGCAGCAGCAGTCCCGGCGTGCCCGCGGGGACGCGGTTGGCGGTCAGGAGGAGAAGGTGGCGGATCGCGGGGTCGCTGGGGTCGTGGTAGAGGCCGAGCACGCCGCGCGGGAGATCGACCCAGGCGGTCGAGCCGAGGATTGAGCCGAGCGCGCCGTTCTCGCTGCCCTTGACCGTGACGTTGCGCGAGCCGACGATCACGGTCTGCTGCTCGTCCGCGAGTCGGTTCAGCGCCCGTAGCATCGGACGCACGTCGCCGTCCGAGTTGGTCGAACGCCTGCTCTCCATCGCTCCTCCGAGCGGGTCGATCACCACCAACCCCACCTCTCCCGGCATCCCCATCCAGCGCTTGATCGTCTCGATGTGTGTCGGCAGGACGATGTCGGTGTCGATCGTCGGCACGGCGACCATGTCGGTGTCGCCTCCGGCGATCTCGATCCTCGGGCGCACGTCGAGCGAGTAGGAGTCTTCGCCGCCGGAGACCCAGACCACCCGGCGTCCGAACTGCCGGTCGTCGCGGTCGAAGCTGCCGCGCGTGATGTGCGCAGCGAGCAGCGCCAGCCAGCTGCCCTTCCCGGCGTTCTTGCGTCCGGCGAGGAGGTGGAAGGCGTCGGCCATCAGCAGCGGCTTCTCCAGCCACTCCAGCGGCCGGATCGGCACGCTGCTGAGAAGCTGGAACTGAGGCTCGGGCTGGACGGTGTCGAAGAGGCCCGGGGGAATCGGCGGCACGCTCATGCCGCGGGAACGTCGTTGATGTCGTCCAGCGAGAGGCGGCCGTCGGGAGGCTGGCGCTTCAGGCCGTAGCGGCGCAGCTGCGCGATCAGCAGCTGGTTCCAGGGGATGCGCTCGCCGCGCAGCAGCGCCCGGCAGAGATCGAGTGTCGGCGCGAGCGCGAGCGCCTTCAACCCGCGGATGCACTCGGCGTCGCGTCGCCACTCCTGTCGCGCGCGCTGGGTCTCGGCGTCGGCCAGCAGGTACTCCTCGATATCCATTCCGATCAGACGAGATACGGCATCCCCTTGTCCCGCCCGATCGCTGCGGTTACGCTCTTGCAAGATCTTCACCCCCGGAGGTAGTTGACTAGGCCCGGAAGCCAGGAGACTACGCCTCCCTGTCGGGTCGAGCAAACCTGGCGGCCATGCGGCGGAGATTTCGAAGGGCGCAGCTTGTTGCGGGGGCTGCGCCCTTCGCATCGAAGGCCTAGACTGGCCCCAGACGTCAGTCCGAAGGGAGGCCGCATGGCAGACGAGAAGGCTGCTCCGAAGAAGCAGCCGACCACCAAGCAGGACGACGCGCCGGAGGCGCTCGGCCCGCAGTCGGAGCCGGAGGAGATCGAGTTGACGCCGCGGATCCCCGAGGCGAACGAGATCAGCCCCGCCGATCTGGAGTTGGGCGCGCTCGCGCAGATGCCCGCAGGCGAGACGATCCGGGTGAAGGTGAACCCGGAGACTCCTTCGCCGCAGCAGGTCGCGGCGGCGACTTCAGAAGTGCCCGGGCCGCCGGTCACGAAGGTGACGATCGAGTCCGAGGACGAGATCACGCGCACGCTCCGCCCCGACGATGCGGCGCTGATCTCGCAGCGCGTCGGCTCCGACCTCACCCACCCCGCTCACACGAGCAAGGGCCACTGGGCGAACCCGTCGCTGGCGGACATGACGGACGAGGAGAGAGAAGCCAACGAGAAGGCCTACGCTGGGCGGTTCGGCTAGGCCGAACCTCCTTGGGGGAACCCTTCCTGGGGTTGACTGACGAGGGGCGGTCTAACGCAGCCGCCCCTCGTTCCCTACCGGCTCCAGACGAACGCCCTTCTCGGCTTGATCACCAGCGGCAGATCCTCATCGCCCTTGACGAACGGGGCGATCCAGATCTGCCGGTAGACCGGGTTCGACCGCGGCCCGTAAGGCTGGTTCCGCCAGAAGCCGCCCGTCGCCGCACCGACGAAGAAGCGGTGCGAGTAGTGCGCCTTCTCGGGCACGTGCCCGTCCGGCGTCGGTGAGGCTTCACGCCGCAGCTTGACGACCATCACGTCCGAGCGACCGAAGCCCGTTCGCTCGCCTTCACGCCGTTGCGCGCGTGTCGCCCGTTGCTGGTGCCGGACGCTCAGCCGCTGCTGCATCAGCCGCAGCGTCGTCTGGATGATCCGCCACCACTCCTCGGCCCCGGTCGGGATGCCGACCGTGTCCACGTCGTTGCCTTCGAAGGACATGTCGTACCACCAGGGCGTGAAGTGCGTCGGGAGCACCGGGGGCGGTGTCCCGAGCCTGCCGGATTCCCAGTCTTGGCTGGGCTTCACGTACAGCGTCAGGGCGACGCCGTCACCGGCCATGTCCTCCCGGCGCGTCTGTTCGTAGTGCTGGAGCACGAACTCCATCCCCCTCTCCCCCGCCTGCTCGAAAAGCATGGCGTCCCTCGCCTTGTCCGGGTCATCGACGGCGAACATCGGCGACCAGGAGAACCCGGCCAGCAGGATCGGGCGTCCATAGCGATCGGGGATTTCGAACGGCTTCTCGTAGTAGAGGAAGCCGGTCGGGGTGAGGAAGTCGGTCGGGATCACCGGCTCCGGCTGGAAGCTTGCGCTTGCCGCCGCGGCGACCTCGCACATGTCGCCGGAGACGTAGCAGGGAGTCGCCATCCGCAGCTTGCCGTACTCGGTCGAGAAGATGTCGGCCAGCAGGCCCGCCATGTGCCGGGGCACGCCGTGCTCGGCCTCGTTGACGTACTTCGCTCGCAGCCAGCCGATGCCGAGATCGGTGTTCAGCCAGCGCCAGAGCGCCAGCTGCGCGTCGTAGGCGTCCTGCCACGGTTGTCTCGCTTGCATCTCGTACCTCCTGGGTTGACTGACGAGGTGCGCGTACCGGGTACACGCACCTCGCTCCCTACAGCTTGGTGCCCCAGGGCCGGTGATCCCGGCTCGGGTCAGGCCCGTCCAGGCAGGCCCAGAGGAAGAACAGCGGCCCTCCCGCGAACGAGGCGACGATTCCGATCCAGACGAGGACGCCCATCAGTTGTCCCTCGCCGCCTGTGCTGCTTGCGCCTGCATGTAGCGAGGGCCTCCGGCCTTCGCCCGCTTGTAGGTCTCGGCGCCGAACTCGGTGTCGGTCTCGACCACGTACAGCTTCTCCTCGCCGTCGATCACCTCGTGGATCAGCTTCTTGCCCGGCTCCCTGGCGTCCATCGAGTTCTGGACGTCGCTGCCGTCCGCGTCCCAGATGTCGCCGTCGTTGGTGCCGTAGGGACCGCGTTGCTTGCTGCCGATCCCGTACAGGCCCGGCGGCGGTCCCTGGGTGATCATCATCGAGGGCGGGACGGCGATCTTCTCGCCGTTGATCTCCTCGACCGCGACGTGCCCGGGCACTCGTTCGAAGATCTGTCCTTCGACTTCGACCGGTCCCCAGACCATCTTGCCGCCCGGGATTCCGCACTCCGGGCAGAAGCCGCCTCTGCGGCCGTGCTCCGGCGCTCCGGCCCACTGCTCGTCCCAGCTGAGGACGACGTAGTGCAGGCCGCAGTTCTGGCACTTGATCCGGTACTCGTGCGTAGCCATACGCACTCCTTTCAGGGTTGACTGACGAGGGGCGTCGCCCCTCGCCTAGCGGATCTCGACCCGATCGACGTGATCGAGCCGGATCAGGTTCTTGGCCGCGATGCCCATGCGGGCGGCGTTGCGGGCCGAGTAGCTCCAGGTCATCAGGCACTCGCCGTTCAGGTAGCGCCTGTGGGGGCTGACCCGTTCGACCGCGTGCACGATCTCGGCCTCGCGCTCGGCCTGCTCGTCCGTGTTCATCTCGGCCGGACGGCTGTAGACGGTCAGGTGGATCTGCTCCGCCATCTCGTCCTCCTTTCGGGATCGACTGACGGGCGCCCCGGAGGGCGCCCGCTCACCGCTTTGCCGTGCCGTAGAGGAACTCCCGGCGCAGCATGTGCGCCAGCAGCCCGTCGTGCTGGTAGCGCGAGGTCACGTGGGCCATCACTTCGACCATCGCCTCGTCGTCCAGCTTGTCCAGCGCCTGCTTCTGCGTTGCCCGGAGCCGCGCGTTGATCACGCGGTTGCCGCCGTCGGAGATCGACCAGCGAAGGTCGTCGCCGCGCAGCAGCATCCCGTAGCGCCTCATCCAGGCGAGCCTGGAACCGACGCCCGTTCTGCCACGCTCGGTGTCCAGGCCGAGGGCCTCTGCGAACTCCTGCGTGGTGACGTTGTCGCCCTCGGCCGCCAGCTTCAGCATCAGGTCGAGATCGCGGAAGTCGTAGAGGCTGATCACGATCCGAACCTCACGACGCAGTAGCCCATCGAGCCGCCCCTGACCTTGCGGTCGGAGCGGATCTGGCCTTCGCCGAGCAGGGCCTCGATCAGCCGCCTCGCCATGTCCTGGGCGACTCCGGTGCCTTCGGCTTGCATCGCTCGCATCAGCGACGAGGCCGTGAACGGCTCCTCCAGTCCGTCCAGGACGTTCCTGGCGAGGTCCAGCTTGCGCCGGAACTGCCCCTCGACCCGCTTCTGGCTGGAGCCGCCGTGCTTCGACTTCGGCTTCGCGCCGTTCTGTGACGGCTCGATCCGGTCGAGCACTGCCTTCAGCCGCTTGCGCGCGGAGTGAAGCTCTCCTGCCTCCACGCTCAGCGTCGTCAGCCGGGCCTCGATCTCTCGTAGCTCCAGCCGGACAGGTTCTGCGATCGCACGCAGACGCTCGTCGGCCTCCTTGGCCCAGTCACGTTGTTCCATCACTGCTCCTTCCTGGGGTTTGACTGCCCGCCTAGACGTCCAGGTACTGTCTGGGGACGAGGCGCCCGTCGCTGGTGATCCTGCCTTGACGCCTCAGCTGTTCGACAGTGGCCTTGACGTCCTCGGCTCGCCAGAGACGGCCGCGGGCGAGGTTGGCGATCGGGTCGGGGAAGTCCCCCGACTCCATCAGCCTCCAGACCTGGACGCGGGTGAGACCGTAGGCTTGCCTGATCTCGCCCGTGCCCATCAGTTCGGTCATGGGATCTCCTTTCGGGTGACTGACGGCGATGACAGGACGTCACCGCCGGGTACGCATGTTACCGGGGGATCCGGTATTCGAACATGGCACCTCGCTCGCGCGAGTCACGCCGTTCGACCAGTCCCTCCTCGTGCATCTCGCGCAGCCGTGCCCCCACCGCCCGTTTCATGTAGCGGAAGTGAGGCTCATCGACCGCGTGTTCGCGTGCGATCCCGTTCGCGTTGTGCCAGGAGTGATCGGCCAGTACCTTCTCCAGCCATTCGATCTGCTCCGGCCGCGGCGAACGGGTGAACGGGCTGGAGCGCGAACGCTGCCCGTCGTCCCCGTTCGGTGGCGGTGGCAAGTGCCGCTTTCTCTCGGCTGGCGGCATTGTCCGGGCACCGCTCTCGGCGATCACGCGGTTCACCGCCACCGCCACCTCGGAGTCGATCCGGTCCAGGATCACGCCGACGGTGTCGGAGATGTCCGAGAGCATCTCGCGCAGCCCGCGCATGTCGCTCTCCAGCCGCTTGACCAGGTCAACCGTCTCGTCCGAGACCGAGATCTCGACCTCGGCGTCCGCCTGGGGTCTGTGCTTGCTCCGGAACATCGGAGCCTCCTTCGGGTTGACTGACGCGGCCGTAGCCGCGTCCCCTACGCGCCGACCGCGCGAAGCCAGTCGTTCGCCTTGCTGAGATCAGCGAACTCCGGCTCTCCGCCGCCCATGCAGGCGTCCACGATCCGGCGCATCGCGGCGCCGACCTCCCGCGCCTCCGCCTGGAGGGCCTGGACGGCCTCGCTCGTTCCGACATCGACCTTGACCTGGAGCATCGGTGCTCCTCCTTTCGGGTTGACCGACGTCCCCGCGGCGCACACGAGCAGCGCGGCGGGGAGTCCTTCCGATCGGGATCCGATCAGAAGCGTTGTAAGCCCCTCTGCCGTTCAGGACTCGCGGCGCAGCCGGTTGACCGCGCGGAGCCTGGCGTCACGAGCCTGGGCTGTACGGCGAGCCAGGGACGCCAATTCGCGGCGGTGCCCGGACAGGTGTCTGACCCAGTCCTTCATCGGCACCGCCTCGGGGCAGCAGTGGCAGTAGTGCGGCGGTGCGGCGTCGAACGCCTTCGACGGGTCACGCTCGGCCTCCTTCAGCACCCAGCGCGCCGTGTCCAGGGACACGTCGAACATCCCTTCCACCTCCTCGGGGTTGACTGACGCCCTTGCGGGCGCCTTGCTGCTAGGCCGTGGGAATCGCCAGCGCCTGCTCCAACAGGCGCCGCCAACCGTCGTAGTTCGCTTCCAGCCGTGCGCCGAAGCTGCGGATCCAGTCCTCCAGCTTCACCGGTTCGCCCGTCGCGCGTTCGCGGAGCATCTCCGGAGTGAGTGTGGACGAGCAGGCGGAGAACATCGAGAAAGTCTTGCGGCCTCGTTCGTCGTTCTCGTAGCCGTCGATCCAGAACTCAACGGTGAGCGGGTCGTCGTCGGTGATCGGCCCGCTCGGGCCGACGCCCTCGGTGCAGAGTGCGTACAGGCCCGAGGGCGTGTCCACGATTGCCCACTGCCAGCCGACGCGGACGGCGGACGGCATCTCGACCTCCTGGCCCAGATCGCGGTTCGTCTGCGCGTGCGCGCGGAGGTACTCCAGCGCGTTCGCCTCCGCGTCCGAGAGATCGACCGGCGTCACCACGACGGTGGACGGGGTGCGGTTGTAGCGGCTCATGTGAGCCTCCTTTCGGGGTTGACTGACGACCCTCCCCATTCGCCCGGTTGCGCCGAAGCCGGGTAGAGGGGAGGGCCTGACGGGCGACGTCAGTCGCCCCAGTGGTCGAGTGCCCAGCCGATCAGGAAGGCGAGCGTGCCCGCGGCTGCGAAGCCGATCGTGTACCAGTCGGTCATGGTGACCTCCTCGGGTTGACTGACGCTCCGACTCGCCGCATCGAGCCGGAGCATGGTCTCTCGCGCGGCGCCGAGGCGAAGCGCGCTGCGGGAGACTGACGCCCTTACGGGCGTTCACTGCTGAGACTGCGGAGGTACTCGATCCGATCCATGTAGGCCGTCGGGCGAGGCGCCGCGGCGGTCAGGAAGCGGTCCTGGTTGTAGTTCTCGTTCGTGGGCTTCAGCGCGTCGTTGAAGGCAAGCCGAAGGCCCGCGAAGTGCGACTGCTGCGGGTGGTCCATCGGCCAGCGTTCGGCCTCCTCGCGCAGCACGTCCGCGATCAGCTGGAAGTCCTTCCGGGTCATCTCTCGACCCTCCTCTCTGGGGTTGACTGACGCTGCTACCGCGTATGGCAGCAGCGCCCGTAGCGGCCCTCGCCGAAGACCGGGCGGTAGCCGACGGCTCCGGCGCGCAGCGCCTTCAGCGCGGCCGGGCCACAGCAGACGCGCTCGACGCGCCCGTCCGGCCACTCGATCTCCATCGGCTGCACGACCGCCTTCTTGGCGGGCACGATGCCCATCCACGGCTCGCTCATGGTGACCTCCTGGGGTTGGCTGACGCCCTCCGAAGAGGGCCGCGTGCTAGGCCGAGACGAGTTCGCGGATCGTGCGCGTGAGCGTCGCCTTGGCGGGGTTGTTGCTGAGCAGCGTCCGCTTGACGTAGGACTCCTGCGAGCGGAAGTTGCGTAGGTGGTCGAAGTACTCGACCCCGGCCTGAAAGAGGCCGTAGCCGGTGAGGCGGTGATCCTCCGGGATCGTGGCGCCGAAGAAGAGTGCGTTCACCTTCGCGCGCTCCTCCTCGATGTTGTTCTTCACCCGATCGGAGGTCGCGGGTGAGAGCGAGACGAGACCGCCTTTGTCGCCGATGATCTCGGAGACGAAGAGGTCGCGCTGGAACGGCGTGACCGGAACCTCGGCCAGCGCGTGCATCGCCTTCTCGTACACGCTCAGGGCCGCCCTGACGCCCTTGACGGCCGCCTTGGCGTCCTCGATCCGGTCGCGCACGTTCCGCGTGTGGCGGAAGGTGAAGTCCGTACCGAGCTTCTTGCCCTCGGCCTCCGAGGCGGAGACCGTGTTCGCGCACACCTGGCGGATCGTGCCGGAGCGGACGCGAAGCGCGCCCGAGCCGTCGTGCGCCCAGCTGAGACAGCCGAACGGCACGACCACTGAGGTATCGCCCGGGATCGTGATCGGCTCGTTCAGCGCCAGCGTGAGCGCGCAAAGCTTGCCGTCATCGAGCGTGATCCCGGTCTCGTACTGGAAGCCCTGGTCGAAGAGCAATTCCGCGATCTCGTAGGCGGTCGAGTTCTGAATCACCTCGTAGGTCGCGTTGGGCACGTTCAGCAGCTGCAAGTTGTCGCTGCGGACGAGTCCCTTGAACGCTTCGGCCTTGCGGAACGAGCCGTTCGGCCCGTTCGTCGGCTGACCGGCCGCTGCGAGCAGCGTGTTCGGCAGCGCGACGTAGGTATCGACCTCGACCACGTCGAAGTCGTGCCCCGCGAGGCTCATTGCCTCTTCGCGGCTCGGGTAGTCGTCCAGGACGACGCCGAGACCGTGCCACGCAGGTTCGCGCACGAAGAAGCCTTGATCGAAGAGAGCAGGCATGACCTGATCTCCTTTCTGCCCTGGGGTAGGGCGTAGGCCCGCTGACTGCGGGCGACTGACGCGCCCCCGAAGGGGCGCCTCCTGCTAGGCGGCCTGGGCCGCGATCTGCGCTTTGACCTCGGCCAGGGCGGTCTGGGTCTCGCGCAACATCTCCTCGATCCGCGCCAGCTTGGCGGTCAGGGAGACGATGTGGTCGAAGGTGAACGTGACGGCCTCCTCGGCCTCCTCGTTCCCCGAGTCAGCCGCGACCTGCGTCAGGATCTCCTGCGCGCGGTCGAGCGTCATCGGCTCCTCGACCTTCTCGACGTCCACCGAGACGTTGCAGATCGTCCAGGTGATCCCGGACGAGTCCTCGACCTCGGCGCCGTCGGAGACGACGCGCAAGGCCATGTACTCGGCGTCGGACTCGTCGTCGGCCTCGACCGTGAAGGTGACCTCTCCGCCCGACTCCTCGACCTCGGAGCCGTAGCCGCCGAAGCCCGAGCAGTCGTCAAAGTCCTCGACCTCGCTCGTGTCGAGCGCGTACTCGACGTCGCCGTCGAAGTTGATCTGCGTGGACACGTCGAAGGTGACGTGACAGTGAAACTTGGACATGATGCCTCCTGGGGTTACCCCCGCTGACTGCGGGGGACTGACGACCCGGCACGCCCGAGGGCGTGAGTCAGTCCGGGTACGTCTTGGTGCGCGCTGCCTCGGCCCATCGGCCTTCGGCTTGGTGACGGGTGCGCTGATCCCGCCGTTTCGACCGCTCTTATCCCCTCTCCCAACTGCTCGTCCTGGCGGCGGTCCGCGGCCGCGCCGAAGCGCGACCGGCCGGTGTCCCGGTGATCACAGTCATGCCAGACCTTGGGAGATCTCCTCATCCGTCACGCACCCTTGCCTTTCCCGACCTAGCTGCTAACCGGCCTCGGGGAGTGGCCCACGCTTCCGTATGTCGTCGTTCGTTCGTTGCATGACGAGTTGTACCGCCACCGAACGGACGTTGCAAGGGGGGACGAAACACACTTCCCGCAAATAGCGGCTTTTTCGTTGCGGCCTTCGCGTGGTTGAGCCAAATTCCCCATCGGATCCCGCTTCAGCTGCGGCGCTAGCTCGCGCACGCGAAGCGCGGATCGAGTAGACTCCGAATGTGGCCGAGAGCAGGGATTTTCCCCCGTGGGAGGCGTTGCCTGACGGCCTGCCAATCGCCGCCGGGATCGACCTCTCCTCCCCCGACCCCGCCTACACGGGAGAGCCGGGGAAGCCGAGACGCTGCGTGGCGGCCCGCAAGTCCGGCGAGCGTTGCGCCGCCACCGCGGCGGCCAGCGCACTCGTCTGCCCCATCCACGCGGGACGCGCCGACCCGGCAGCGGGAGGCAGGGCGAAGGCAGCACGGCGCAGACACGCACTCGAAGCCGCTGAGAACCGTGTAGCAGAGAGGGCGTTAGGCGTGCGCGCGGCGCTCGCTGCGCAGCTGGCCGAGCAGGAGACCGAGGTGCGCGCGATCGTTGCCGGTCTTGTAACCGCCGGAGCGGCCGGAGACCGCAAGGCTGCGGCCCTCCTCCTCCCCTACCTCGACCAGGCTCTTGGACGGCCTCAGGAGCGCGTTGAGCATACGATCCCCGAGACGCCCGAGGAGCTTGAATCCCTGTCTACGAGCCAACTTGAGGCCCTCGTGGCCCAGGGCCGAGCAGACCAAGCGGCCTCGTAGCAGCTGCCACGATCGGCAGTCACGACTGCCCCTTCCACCCCTCCTCCGCACGCGCCCGGAGGGGTGCCGGGAGGCACCCCGTAGCGCGCGCCGCGCGCCCCGCGCGGTTCCAGCGAACCCAGCCCCGGCGCTCAGGGACTCCTCTCATTCGTGTGCAGCACGTGCTGACATGCTGTATGGTTGAGGGGTGACCGAGACCTCTCCCAGGACTGAACGTGCTGTACGTGTCACCATCCGCGTGACTCCCGAGGAGAGGGAGGCGTGGAAGGAGGCGGCCTGGCTGAGGAGGGTCAGTCTCTCGGAGTGGATGAGGCGCGTGCTGACCCACGTCGCCGATCAGACGAAGGAGGGCACATGAGCATGGATCCGTTCGCGGAGAAGCCTCCCGCCCCTCTGCCTGAAGAGGTCGAGGAGAAGGAGGCCGAGGTCGGGCCGGAACCTGCGGCGGTCGGCCCGGGGAGGAGTGAGGGGTTGGGTTCCTCTGCTCCTGACTCCGAGTCTACGCCCGAGGAGGACGACACGAACCCGAATGTCCCCGGGGACTTCGATGCCGATCGCTATCAGCGCTGGTGCGTGACTCTCTACCCGAGTGCTTATGAGATGGGGAGGGAGGGGAGGCTCTACGACGGGGAAGGCGTTGATCCGAAGCGCACGGTCGCCTGGGCGCGAGGGGTCTGGGAACGACAGGCCGAAGCCGCCCCTCCACGGCAGCAGCCGAAGCTGACACCCACTGACCTCTCAAGGCTAGGGGTGAAAAAGGGTGCCTGACGCAATCCGCCTCACCCTCTCCCAGGACCAGTTCGTCGCAGTTCAGGCTGCGATCTCGGACACGATCGCCGAGTACGGGGAGTCGGAGAGTCCCTGGATCACGAGCCTCAAGGAGGCCCTGGGCAGGATGGTGGAGGCCTGGCAGGCGAGGGAGACGTGATCTGCCATCTCTGCAAGCGGGACAACATCCCCACCTACTCGCACGCCTACCGCCAGGTGACCGGCTACGTCCGGGACCGAAGTGGGGGAGGGGCGAACCAGGTCACGCTCCGCACCGAGACCGGCAGGCTCGCCTGCTCCGAGTGCGTCGATCGGCTCAAGCACGGGATCAGCCCGAACCAGGGGAATCTCTTCGATGGGTAACCGCAGGCGCACGAACCAGCAGGACGTCTCCAAGCGCGGCCGTCACAAGAAATCCCGCTCCGCCGAGATCCTCGCCTGGGAGGAGAGGGTTCGTTGCCCCGACGCCCCCTCCTGGATGGACTCGGAGACGCACGCGAAGCTGGAGAAGCTGAGGAGGGAGGTCGATCCGCTGCAATGAGCGAAGCAGAAGAGGCGCTCCGCCGGGACGAGATCTCGCAGGCTCTCGCATACGCGGATGAGTACTTCGAACGCAGCATGGTCGGGAAGTCGATCCAGGGCGGCGACCACATCCAGACTCTCGCCGCTGCGTATCGCGCCCAGGCCGAGCAGCTACGGGAACTGCGGGAGGCAGGCGAGGAACTGGCTGACGCTGCATGGAATCAGTCGAAGACTCTGCGTCCACACGTCTCGCGGTTCCGAGCCGCCCTCTCCCGCAGCGAGGCCGACGGGTGAGAGACCTCCGCACCGAACAGGTGAAGGTCTCCCTCACCCCTGGAGAACTGGCGCGCTGGCAGGCCGAGGCGAACGGGGAGGCTCTGGCCCCCTGGGTCAGGCGGACGATCAACTCGCTGCTCGATCCTCTGGACGACACCAACCCGGAGATCGAGACCAGGGAGGAGAGGGCGGACAGGCTGCTGACGCAGGACTGGTCGGAGAAGTGGGACGACCTGCCAGAAGCCCCCGACCTGGTCGGTAAATGCCCCGACGAGGCTTTGCACTGGCAGCTTCCGCGCGGCCAGGCCTGCCCCGTCTGCGGCCTGACGGAGCGATGAGCGAGCGCTTCACCGTCCACTCGATCGACGGCTACTCGATCTCGCAGAAGGACCCGACCATGTCCTCCGCAGGCTCCAGGCCTTCCACCGTCTGGTTCGTCTGCGACTCGCTGCACCAGTACGCCGACATGGGGATCTTCCGTCCTCGCTCCGGAGGCCCCACCTCCGTCCAGTGCGAGGCGAACGCGCGCGCGCTGGCGAGACGGCTGAATGAGCGCCTGGCCCCCTGAGCGCTGCACGCGCTGGAAGAACGGCCGCCGCGTCAAGTGGACGACCGACTGGAAGCTGGTCGAGAAGGCCTCCGGGCAGAAGGACGTGAAGATCACCGAGTACCGCTCGCTGAAGCCGGAGTTCAGCGGCTGGGAGATCGAGTGGTGGGAGAGGCGATGAGGTTCACCGTCAACGGCGCCCCCCAGCCCGCCGGGAGCAAGCGAGGCTTCGTGAGTAAGACCGGCAGGGTGATCATCACCGACGACGCGAAAAACTCCCGCCCCTGGAAGGCGCTTGTTGCGGACGCGGCAGCGCAGGCGATGGGGGACGGGGCAGACCTCTATCACGGCCCCCTGCGCGTCTTCATCGAGTTCTACTTCGTCCGGCCCAAGTCGCACTTCGGCACCGGCAGGAACGCGATGAAGCTGAAGCCGTCCGCGCCGAGGTGGCCCGCGGTGAAGCCGGACGTGGACAAGCTGTCGCGCGCGGTGATGGACGCCTGCACCGGGATCGTCTGGCGTGACGACGCACAAGTTGTGCAGAAGGTTGTGGAGAAACGCTACGCCTCCTGGTCACGCGCGGAGGTGACGGTGGAGATGGCGACCGATCTGGGGCTGTTCCCGATCGAGAAGCTGGACTCGCGCAGGATCTGACGTAGGCTCCCTCCATGCCCTCTTGGTGGCAGGAGCCATACCCCGGCGCTCCACCGCCGAAAGGGCTACCTCCTTTCATCCGCGCTCTCTACCCGCCCTCGGCGAAGAACAAGGGCAAGACCCCCTCCTCCGACGGCCCGGACGTGGAGGCGGTCAAGCGCGCGGTCTCGCGCCTCGGACGCTGGCCCTGGCAGAGCTTCGATGACTCCTACTCCGACCGCTTCGCACTCGGCGATCCCTCCTCCGTCGTCGGCAACTCCGGCATGGCCGGGTTCCAGCGCCAGCAAGGAATCGAGGACACCGGTTGGATGGGGGAGACGACCTACAACGCGCTCGCCTACGCGACCATCCCGGTTGGCCTCCCGCACGCCGGGGAGCCTGCTTTCGACGCGACGGCGATCGACCTGCTCAAGCAGGCGGCGACGGAGACCCCGGCCGGGAAGCTGACCCGCAAGGCCTTCCCCTCCCCCAACTACTCAGGACGGGGCGGGGTCAGCGTCAGGCTGATCGTCCTGCACACTGCGGAGGGAGCGCGGACGATCGCCGAGCTTGGGAACTACTTCGCCAACCCCTCCGTTGACGCCAGTTCCCACGTGGGCATAGACGACCAGGCCGGTGTGGTCGGTGAATACGTACAGCGTGCTTCCAAGGCCTGGACTGCCGCCAACGCCAACCCTGTCGCCGTCCAGGCCGAACTGTGCGGCTTTGCCAGCTGGTCTGCGTCGGAATGGAATCAGCATCCCCAGATGCTGGAGAATACGGCTCGTTGGATCGCGGAGGAATCGGACGCTTTCTCGATCCCGATCGTCAAGCTGACGAGCACCCAGGCTCAGGGTTCGGGCCGCGGTGTCTGCCAGCACGTCGATCTGGGGGGATGGGGAGGGGGGCACTGGGACTGTGGCGGCAACTTTCCGATCGACAAGGTTCTGGAGATGGCTAAGGGGTTCTAGAACGGGGATGGACGAGCGGATGGAACGGCTGCTGGAGAAGGAGGAGGGCCAAGAGCCGGAACGAGTCGTCTGGCCGGAGCCGCGCGAAGACCCCGAGGAGGAGCCGTCCGAGCCGTGGGCGCGCTCGGGGCAGCATCCGAAGAAGCCCTTCCCGGGTTGGGAGCGTGAGTCCTGAACGGATCGCCGCTCTCGGCGCGCTCCTCTCGGGCATCGGCAGCGCCCTGGCCTCGATCCGCTACGTGCGCGGCGCACGCCAGCGCGCTCTGGACGACTGTGACAAGCGGATGAAGGCGTACCAGGATGGGATTCGTGAGGGGCGTAAGCACCCGTGAACCGGCTGCTCGTCTGGCTTCTCTCCGGCTTGGCGCTGGCCGGAGCGTCGGGTTTCCTGGCTGCGACGGCGATCGGGGTGGGGACGCAGGCGCCGCAGCGGACGGTGACGATCGATGTTGCGACCGGAGCGACCGGGCCACAGGGGCCGCCGGGGAGTCCGGGGGCGGAGTCCTGCCCGGACGGGTACACGTTCGGGGCCGTCGTCTTCAACGCGCCGGGCGGGCACCAGCAGCAGATAGCGACCTGCCTCAAGGACTAAGGAGGAGCAGATGGCGAAGAAGCATCCCGGCTTCAAGAGTGTCCAGTCGAAGATCGCCAAGCAGCAGGGCGTATCGCAGGCCCGGGCCGGGGCGATCCTGGCCGCCTCGACACGCAAGGCCTCGGCGAAGGCGAAGAAGGCGAACCCGCGTCTGAAGAGGGTGAAGTGATGGCCGGAAAGACCAGCAACTTCGGCGGCAAGCAGGCGCCTCCGTTCGGGAAGGGCGGCAGCAAGAAGAAGGTCTCGACCGCGACCCTGAAGAAGCGCGAAGCGGCGCTGGAGAAGACGAAGCGCAAGACGGCCGCCGAGGCGAGGCTGGAGGCTGAGATCTCCAAGCGCACCGGCAAGCCTTACAAGGGGAAGCGCTGATGCCCGGCAAGAAGTACGCCTCGATCAAGAAGCCCGCCATGTACGAGGACTTGCGGCAGAAGGGGCTGTCGAAGAGTTCGGCCGCGGCGATCAGTAACGCGGCAGCGGCGGGAACGTTGAAGCACGGCAAGCGTAAACGGAGGACGAGGAGGACGAAATGAACCGCGTCGTCTCGCTCGGAGACATCGCACTGGCAGTGATCGCCGTCTGCGTGGTGATCGCCGTCTTCAACGGCTGGGGCAACTAGTTGGCGCGAGTCCCGCCTCTGCCGAAGGGGAAGAAGGCCGACTTCACGATCGGCCCTCCTTCGGCGCCTGTTCGTCTGCATGACCCTGTGCTGGCGAACGTCTGGCGGGCGCTCCATCTTCGCGGCACGCCGCCGCCGGTCTACATGCAGGACATGGGGCCGTTCAACTCCGGCTTTCAGCCCTGGGCGAATCGCAGCGTCTACCTGTCCCCGAAGGTGGTGCAGGACCTGCGTCGGGGGCCTCTGGCGATGATGGGGCCTGACTGGTCTCGCAGCCCGGGGCGAGGAGAGGGGCTGCGGGTGCTGGCGCACGAGTACGCACACACGAACCAGCCGCGCGTGTTTCCGCGTCGCCGCTTCGAAGCTGGCGCAGACGCCTATTCGAACTACTCGCTGCCGGGGCTGAGCAAGGCCCTCGGCTTGCCGCCGAATTCCGTGGGGCAGTCATGGTCGTACCCGAACTTCGTGCGGGCGCTCTACCACTCGCTCGGCCCCGCCGCGGCGGACAGGTTTGTCGAGCGGGGGCAGTTCGGGCGTTAGGCTCGATCGGGGCGCGGCTTAGTGGAGGGCCGCGCCCCTTTCCACGTGAAAACGGGCTACGGACGGCAGGCCCACGGCCTCCAGCCCGCAGTGCGCCAGTAGCGGGAGGCGGCTCTCGCCTGGCCCCAGGCCGTCCAGGAGTGTCCGTAGCGGGCACGCTCCAAACTGCCCATCTGGAACAGGCCCAGGTACTGGCCGTTGTGGGCGTAGACGTTCCAGCGTGACTCGCACCAGGCCACCGTCTCGGCCTCCTGCCAGTGCGAGCCGAACCAGTAGACGATCGCTTGGTGAACTGAGGCCGGTGCGCTGTATGTTCCAGATCCTGCTTGCTGGGGAGCGAGTAGGAACGCGAGCGCGCCCGCCAAGGCGGCGAGGGCTTTCACACGGGTGTCCTCCTTGCTACGGCGGGCCGCTCACACCAGCGACGCGGCCCTCGTTGTCAAGATCGGCAGAGCATAATCGGATCGGATGACGACCGCAGCCCCGGCGATCTACGAGGAGGCCGAGCGGATCCGCGCCCTCCGTTTCCTACGCCGGAGGCGTGCGAAGGAGCACGCGGCCTTCCTGATGCAGTTCATGCACTGCGTCGATGCGAAGACCGGCGAGGAGTTCGACTTCGACCTCCTGACCGAGGAGGAGCGTCGCTCGATCAGCTTGGGGGGGGAGCCGGGCAAGTGGTTCTGGCACCGCCAGGTCCTGGACGACTGGCAGGCGCAGGAGGTGAGCCTGGAGTACAAGGCCCGTCAGATCGGCGTCACCTGGCTCGCGGCGGGCTACGGCCTCTGGCTGGCGCTCTACCGGCCCGGCACCAGGGTGCTGATCATCTCGATCAACCTGGAGGAGGCGCAGAAGGTGATCGCCCGCGTCTGGGGGATGTACCTCTCCCTGCCCGAGCACCTCCGCGAGCACGTGCAGCTGATCAAGCCTTCGCGCGGAGGCGCTCCCTCGCAGGAGATCGAGTGGCTCGACCCCACCACCAACAAGCGCTCCTCCATCCTCGCCCTCCCCTCCACGCCCAAGGCGGGCCACGGCGAGACGGCGGCGCTGGTGATTCTGGACGAGTTCGCGCGGCAGGACTTCGCGCGCGAGTCCTGGAAGGCGGCCTTCCCGATCATCGACGGCGGCGGCAGGGCGATCATCATCTCGACCGCCAACGGTGTCTCCTCCGAGGACACCGAGGGGGAGGCGCAGGGGAACTTCTTCCACTACCTCTGGGTCAACTCCGACTCGATGGGGATCGACAAGCGCTTCTTCAGCGTCTTCACCCACCCCGACCGCGACCAGACCTGGTACGAGACCCGGGCGCGCAGGCTCCCCCCGAGCGACCGGGCCGAGATGTACCCGCGCAGCCCCGAGGAGGGCTTCATCTCCTCCGGCCGCTGCTGGTTCGACCTGGAGAAGCTGAACGAGTACCAGCAGCGCTGGCGGAAGGAGAAGCGCAAGTTCCTCTACCGGATGGACTTCCTCGACAAGCCGGGCTTCGCCACGGTCAAGCGGGGCAAGCACGGCTTCTGGCGGGTCTACGAGGAGCCGAAGGACGGGCACGGCTACGCGATCGCCGCGGACGTCGCCACCGGCTCCGGGGACGACTTCTCGGCCGCCTTCGTGATCGACCTGACGAACGGCAGGTGGGTGGCCGAGTTCCACGGCAAGATCGAGGAGGACCTGTTTGGCGTGCAGCTGTACTTCATGGGGCGCCGCTACCACGACGCGCTGGTCGCGGTTGAGACGCAGGGCGGCTACGGGCGCACGACGGTCGTCTCGATGCGGACGGTGATCAAGGGCCGCACGCCCTACGCGAAGATGTACCGGCACCGAATCGGTTTCGAAGAGACGACCAACCCGGACGACCGTGAGGGCTACGGCTTCCCGATGAACCAGTCCACCAGGCCGCTGGTGATCGCGCAGCTGGAGGAATGGATCCGGGACGAGCTTTGCCCCTGGATCAGCCCCGAACTCGACTCGGAGCTACGGACGTTTTCCAAGCGGGAAACGCGACCCTCGCCGCGCGCCCTCGACGGCTGCAACGACGACCGCGTGATGGCCGCCGGGGTTTCGCTTGAGATGTACCGACTGTATGGTCACCACGAACGCAAGCGCCGCCGCAAGCCGCAGAGACAGCGCTGGAGAGAGTCGATGTACGCGCACGAAGTCCGAGCCTAAGGAGGCAACGATGGCGATGGATCTGATCGCAGGACGTGCTGCACCCGGGGGTCTCGCCCCTCCCGTCGGCCCTCCTGGCCCTCCTCCTCCGGGTCTCGCCGCCCTGCTGGGCGCCGCGGGGCCGCCGCCCGACCAGTCTGGGATGCCGCCCGATCAATCCGGTCTCCCGCCCGACCAGGGCCTTCCGCCCGATCAGTCCGGCCAGTTCGCCGCCGACCAGGGCGGCCCGCCCGACCAGAGCCAGCAGCTGTCGGAGCCGGAGGCGCTCGACAACGTCCTCAGCGCGATTGACGACTACATGTCGATCGGCACTCTCAGCGAGCAGGACAAGCTGATCGCCGAGAAAATGTCCACGATGGCGCAGCAGCTGAAGGCGTCGAACGAGAAGATGTCCGACCAACTCTCCGGAGGCAGCCCGGCTGCTCGCAAGGCCCTCAGCGGCGCTGCCGGTGGCGCACTGTCTCCTGGCAACGGCGGCAACGGCGGCGGCGGGGGCGGTGGAGGCGGCCAGGGCGGCTACTGATGGCGAAGACGCCCCCTTCCTACAACCCGCCGCAGAAGGACAAGGCGGCGATCGAAGAGGTCATTCGTTGCGTCGATGAAGCCCGGCGCTGGCACAACGCCTTCGCTCGCAAGGTCGAGAAGCGCTACGAGGCCTGGCGGGGGATGCTCCCCTCGGGGAGCAGCAAGCCTCCGGGCTGGCGCTCTCAACAGCATCCTCCCTACCTGATCAACATCGTGGAAGGGATGCTCTCCTCGCTGGAGGAGGAGAACCCGCTCTGGACGGTCACCCCGAGGGCGCTCCCGGAGATGACCGCCGCCGAGGCGATGATGGCTGCCGACGGCGCCGATATCGCCTCCTACCTGCTCACTCACCAGATGCGGGTCGATCAGTTCGCGGAGAAGGCAGGCCCCTTCTCCCACCAGGACCTGATCGCCGGGTTCACGGTCGGGAAGGTCTTCTGGCTGAAGAAGGAGGTCTCGCACCACTACCTGGACGAGACTCCCGCGCTGATGTACGACGAGACGGGCGGCACGATCGACATCGCCAACTCGCTGGAGGAGACGACCGACCTCGTCCTGCTCCGCGACGACCCGACCCTGGAGGTCAGGGACGTGCGCGACTTCATGTACCCGGAGTCGGCGACCTCGATCGACACGGCTCCCTGGGTGATCGACCGCACCTACGTCACCTACGACACGCTGGAGAAGCTGGAGGCGCTCGGCGTCTACAAGAACGTCAAGTACGTCAGAGAGACGCACATGGACGAGACGCCGCAGACCACCGACCCGGTGATGGAGCGCGAGCGGCGGCTACGGAACATCGACCGCACGCGCGGCCTGGTCGAGATCGTTGAGCTTTGGACGGACGACAAGGTGGTCACGGTTGCGAACGGCTCCGTGCTGCTCCGCAACGACTTCAACCCCTTCACGCACGGGCGCAAGCCGTTCGTGATCTGCTCGGCGATCCCCGACCTGTTCCAGATCCCCGGCGTGAGCGTGATCGAGGGACTGGCGCAGATGCAGGAGATGCTCTGGACGCTGACCAACCTGCGCCTCGACGCGACCAGGATCGCGGCCAACGTGATCACGATGATCCGCGGCGATGTCGATGACCCGGAGCAGTACGAGTGGGCACCGGAGGCGCAGTGGATCGTCCCCGACCCGAACGCGGTCAAGGTCATGGACATGTCGGCTGTCGCCGCAGCCGCGGCCTCCACGCTCCAGGCGGAGGGCCTGCTCCGCGGCGATATCCAGAACGTGATGGGCGGTCTTCCCTTCACCGGGGGCGCGCAGTCGCAGACGCTGCCGACCGACACGGCGACCGGCGTCTCGATCGTGACCAACATCGCCCAGGCGATCCTCGCCCGGCGCAAGTCCCAGTACCAGCGGGCGTTCGGGAAGATCGGGCAGATGTTCCTGGAACTCGACCAGCAATTCCTGCGCGAGAACAAGCTGGTCGAGATTCTCGGCGCGGACAACACGCGCCGTTACCTGGAGGTCAGCCCGTTGGACATCCAGGGGATCTACGACGTGGAGTTGGACGTCACCGGAGAGTCGATGCTGCGCCAGGAGCGCCGCGCCGAGAGTCAGGCGCTGGTGACGATGGCGGTGCAGTCGGCGATCATCATGGCCCAGGCCGGTCAGCCGCTGAACTTGCGCCGCTTCTGGGAGAAGCTGCTCGACTCCTACAGCATCACCGACAAGGCGACCTACTTCTCCGACACGCCCGCGCCGCAGCTTCAGGCGCCGCAGGGGGCCGGGCAGTCGGGGCAGTCCGGTGCCGTCCCGCCGACGCCGCCGCAGATCATGGCGCCGAGTAACGGCAACGGCACGGCGCCGCAAGGGATCACGAATCCTTCCCTGGCCGCCGGGCCGACCTCCCCCTCCTCTCCGGTCAGCATGTCGGCTTCGGCGCCGATGCAGCAGGCGCTGGCGCGCACGGGCGCGGGTAGGTCTGCATGAACGAGGAGTCGGAACGGATCCTGCGCCACCGGGCCGAACTGCTCTCCGGGCTGCTCAAGCAGGAGGGATTCCAGCTGCTGGAGGAGACGCTCTTGAGGAAGGAGAAGCAGCTGTCGGAGACGCACTGGTCGATCCTGATGTCGGACGAGCCGCCGCCTGACATCGCCGAGAAGACGGTCGAGTTGAAGGGGTTCCTGCGCGGGATGCGCTACGCGATCGCCATCCCCAAGGGGGCCGAGCGGAAGCGAAACGGAGAGGTCGAACTTGAAGACGAGGAGATCGAGGATGGGTGGAGCGCATGGGTAGTGAGATAGAGGATCCGAACCTGGCCGACCTGCCGGACGAGGCCTACGAGGAGGTCGGCGAAGAGGGACTGAACGTCCCGCAGCTGGAGCTACGGATCCGCGCCAAGCGCGAGCAGGCGATGCAGGACGCCGGGCTGCTCTCTCCGCCGGGTCCGGACGAGCCGATTGAGGAAGTTCCCGAGGAGGAGCCGGAGTCGGAGCCGGTTGAGCCAGAGGAGCCGGAGCAGGAGGAGCGGCAGGAGGACTTTTACCTCGCCCGCTACAAGACACGCGAGGAGGCGGAACGGGGCCACGCGGAGAAGGACGCGACGATCGACCGTCTCTACCGTGAGCGGGCAGAGCGGGACCAGCAGCAGGAGCAGCAGGCGCAGGGGGAAGAGCAGGGCTTCGATCCGCAGGCCTGGAGCGAATGGGCGGCCGAGGCCGTCGCCAACGGCGCCGCCGAGCAGGGAGCGATGGCCGCGCTCAACGCCCCCAACGGGGGCGAGCGCGCCCTCGACATCTACATCGCGCACTGGATGGACGACCCAGATCAGCGCGGTCAGGCGCTCGCCTTCAACAACGCCGCCACTCGCCATCTCGCCACGCAGCTTGCCCTCCAGGCCGTCGCGCCGCTCTTACGAGATCGGCAGGCCCAGGAGACCGAGAACGAAGCCGTTCGGGCGCGTGCGACCCTGGCTTCCAGGCATCCCGACTACGAGGAGATGGAGCGGGAGATGGATCGCCTGGTGCTGGAGGAGAACGGCGTTCTCGATGACGACCAGAAGCAGTGGCTGGAGGACACGGCCCGCGAGAAGGGCTTCCAGGGCAAGGTCCACGTGCTGGAGTACCTCTACTCGGTCGCTTCCCAGACCACCACTCCGCAGCGGCGCAAGGCTCAGGCGGCTGAGCGCGGCCGTAGAAAAGCGGCCTCCGATGCCGCTAAAGTCTCGGCAACCGTGTCTTCCTCCGAGGCCACCGGCACTCGCACCCCTCTCTCCGAGGCCGAGCTAGCCGTCCGCGCGAAGAAGAACGCGATCCGAGCGAAGCTGGGCCAGCCCTTACTCCCGACGGAGTAGCTGCACCCCCTCCTTCAGCGGAGACAACTGAGTTCGCAGTCTCGGTCTGAAAGGAGTCCCTATGAGCACGATCCAGAAGGGCACCGTCTCCACGACGGAAGTCCTTCAGGACTCG